AAGGTGCTACAGGACCACAAGGTTCACAAGGTGCTACAGGACCAAACGCTGGTATAACTTCATATACTAATCCTGGTGATAATAGAGTAATCACATCTGTTAACTCATCAACTATAAATAGTGAGGCTAATTTTACATTTAATGGTACTACTTTAATATTAACAGGTTCAATTATACAATCAGGTTCTAGTGTAGCTGCATCATTACGTGGTAGTGGTTCAGCAGTATTTTCTGTTGATGGTACCACAGGTAGATTATTTCAAATAGATGACTCATTAACAGGCTCATTATTTAGTGTAAATACTGCTGGTGGTTTACCTGTAATTGAAGCATTTTCAGATAATACAGTTAAAATAGGTAAATATGGGGCTGAAGCCATTGTAATATCAGGAAGTAACAATACAACTCAAATTAGTGGTTCTATTAAGTTACCTTCTTTAGCTTCAACTTCAGACACTACTGTAGTTACTTTTAATACAACAACTAAGACAATTGGATTTAATACAGTTGCTGGTCCTCAAGGTGCCCAAGGTGCTACAGGACCTCAAGGTGCCCAAGGTGCTACAGGACCTCAAGGTTCTCAAGGTTCACAAGGTGCTCAAGGTTCACAAGGTGCCCAAGGTGCTCAAGGAGCCCAAGGTGCCACAGGCCCACAAGGTTCACAAGGTGCCCAAGGTGCTCAAGGAGCCCAAGGTGCCACAGGCCCACAAGGTTCACAAGGCGCCCAAGGTGCTCAAGGAGCCCAAGGTGCCACAGGCCCACAAGGTTCACAAGGCGCCCAAGGTGCTCAAGGAGCTCAAGGTGCCACAGGACCTCAAGGTGCCCAAGGTGCTCAAGGAGCTCAAGGTGCCCAAGGGCCTCAAGGTGCCCAAGGCGCCCAAGGTGTCCAAGGTGCTGTTGGTCCACAAGGTTCACAAGGAGCTCAAGGTTCACAAGGTGCTCAAGGCGCTCAAGGTGCTCAAGGTGCTGTTGGTCCACAAGGTGCTCAAGGTGCCACAGGACCTCAAGGTGCTCAAGGCGCTCAAGGAGCTCAAGGTGCTGTTGGTCCACAAGGTTCTCAAGGTTCACAAGGAGCTCAAGGTTCACAAGGTGCTCAAGGTGCCCAAGGCGCCCAAGGCGCTGTTGGTCCACAAGGTGCTCAAGGTGCCCAAGGTGTCCAAGGTGCTGTTGGTCCACAAGGTTCTCAAGGTTCACAAGGAGCTCAAGGTTCACAAGGTGCTCAAGGTGCCCAAGGCGCCCAAGGCGCTGTTGGTCCACAAGGTGCCCAAGGTGCCCAAGGAGCTCAAGGTGCTGTTGGTCCACAAGGTGCCCAAGGTTCTCAAGGTTCACAAGGAGCTCAAGGTTCACAAGGTGCTCAAGGTGCCCAAGGAGCTCAAGGTGCTGTTGGTCCACAAGGTGCCCAAGGTTCTCAAGGTTCACAAGGTGCCCAAGGTTCACAAGGTGCTCAAGGTGGTCAAGGTGCCCAAGGAGCTACAGGTCCAAATGCAGGTATTACCTCTTATACCAATCCAGCTGATAATCGTGTTATAACTTCAGTTAACTCATCTACTATTAATGCAGAGGCTAACTTAACATTTGATGGTACAACATTGTTTGTAAATGGTGCTTTAGGAGTAGGTACAAGTACTCCAACAACTACAGGCTTAATTAGAGCAACTAATGATGTTGTAGCTTTTTTTTCTTCAGATGAAAGATTAAAAGCTAATAAAGTTAAGATAAATAATCCTTTAGATAAATTATCACAAATTAATGGATATGAATTTGATTGGATATCTGTTGAAGGAGTCCATGAAAATGAAGGACATGATGTTGGAATTATAGCTCAGGAAATTGAAAAAGTATTACCTGAAATAGTGACTACAAGAGATAATGGATATAAAGCTGTTAAATATGAAAAATTAGTTGCTTTACTTATTGAGGCTATTAAAGAACAACAAGAACAAATTAATAAACTTAAAAATTTATTAAATAAATAATATAAAATGGCTATCACATATAATTGGAAAATTGATTTATTAGATTGTTATCCAACCTCATCACAAGGTTTAAATTATGTATTTGTCACTCATTGGAGATTAAATGCTAATGAAACTGTAAATAATATAAATTACACAGCTGAAACTAGTGGTAAACAATATATAACATCAAGTACAGGATCATTTATACCTTTTAATGAATTAACATTAAATACTGTATCAGGATGGATTGAAGAATCTATGGGAAGTGAAATGGCTAATAATATAAAAATTGATTTAGCTGAAAAGATTAATAATCAGATTAATCCTCCAACAGTATCATTACAACCACCTTGGTTATAAAATAAAAAATAGTTTATGGCTTTACCAGCATCAGGACAAATATCAATGAATGATATAAGAGTGGAATTGGGAATACCATCCCAGTCTCCATTTGAATTAAACACAGCTATAGGTGAAGGATATGTTTATCTTAATGAATGTAGTACTTCTAAACCAATTGCTGCAAATCCTGATGCTATAAGTGAATGGTATAGCTATAATCATAGTGCTACTTGTACAAACAGAGGTAGTTTTAAATTTAGTACTACTAGTTGTGCTAATGCATGTGCTGGACCTTTTACAACAACAGTTTATTCTTGTGGTTTATCAGTGGGAAATATTCTTAGAACAACATTAATATCTCCAGGTAACTATTGTGGTGGTCCTGTTAGTGATGTTAATGGATTTTATAGTAATGGTACAACATGTTATGCTGTTTCTGGGCAAGCTATCACATCTATATCTAACTGTCCAACACCAACACCTACCCCAACTCCAACACCAACACCTACCCCAACTCCAACATCAACACCTACACCTACACCAAGTAATGTAACTATTACTGTTTATCATAAACGAACTAATAATACTCCAGCAAATGGATATTCAATCCATTATAAAACAGCTGGTGGATCTTGTACTTGGACTCATTTGAATTGTACTGGTAATGATCCTGACTGTAATGCTGATGATAATTGTTCTCAATGTGGTAGTACATTTACAGTAGCTCAAAATACAGATATAGAAATAGCTGTAACTTTATGTCAAGACTTTAACACTGGTTTAACCTTTAATGCCGAAGATAATACAAGTACTTGTCCTTCTAATTCAGGTACTTATTGTGAAGATCTTACTTGTACTTTGACTCCATTTAGTTTTAATTCAGGCACATCAAATAAGAATATAGCTATTACAGTTTTTGTTAATAAATTTGGATATTTACAATGTGTTTAAACATAATAAATATAAAATTAAATTAATTTATGTCAATTAGAGCATCAAGAAAATCAGAGATAAGTCGAACAAAAACATCTCTTAAACTAACTTATACAACTGAAGGAGGTCGAAATATTCCTATAATGCATAAAGCATTTAAAAATTTAGAAATAAAACATGCTAATACTTTAGTATCAGTTGCTTGCTCTTATAGAAATGTTAGTGCTAGTGATTTACGAGTTTTAGATATTGGGTATGGTTTAGGATATAGTTATCAAAGATTTTATGAATTAGGAGTTGGTACATTACATTGTGTTGAAGTAAACCAATCTATATATAATGATTTAGTAAATCATGACTTTAGTGGAGGAGCAGGTGGGGAAATAGCCATACCTTTAACATATGAGAATTATAACTCATCTTGGGAAGATTATGCTGATAATTATGAAATAGGTGAGAGAAATCCAGGATATGATATAATATATTATAGCCCATGTGATGATATTGGTAACATGTATTTATTTAGACAACTTAGAAGAGTATCTAAACAGGGAACTATATTAAGTATTCAAGGTTTATCATTATTTGATAATCAAAGTGAAGCATATCAATCATTTGATCGTGTAACTGAAGAACCAGGAGGAGTAGATCCAGACAGTGATGCTTATGATTCCTCTTTTACAGTTAGTATGTATAATACTTTAAATAATTTAGGATATTTTAAGGTACGTTATCAATATTTAAATTGTAGTGGAGGTAGTGGAGATAGTATAGCATCCCCAATAGCTGTTGAAGAAGGTGGTTTATGTAATAATGGAATATGGCTAAGAGAACAACCACGTTTATCATCTCGTGACTAAAGATAGATAAAATCCAAAAATAAAATTTGGCTACTAGATAAAACTAACATATATTTATATATAAATTAAGTTATGGCTCATGAATCTTCTTGTGAAGATATTATATGGAATATTGATTTTATTAATCAAGTTGGATCTTCTTATAAAATTATAGGATGGATTGCTAGTAAAACATCTAAGATAATTGGTTTACAATTAAATAAACAAAATATATCTTATGATGTTATTGATCGACCTGATGTAAAAAATGTTTATCCATTTCTTCAAACATCACATGTTGGTGTTGAATTTATTATTAATAAAGAAGATATTAAAAAATCACTTCAAATTATTGTTAAAGGAGATGTTATAGCTAAAGTATATAATATTGGTTCACTAGAGCATTGGTTTGTTATAAAATCAGGATTTACAAATGCTTCAAAAAGTTTAATTATTGTAGATAATTTCTATAATGATCCTGATATAATTAGAGATTATGTTATAAAAAAAGTAAAATTTGACTATTCAGAATACCACACAGGTAAAAGAAGTTTAGACCGTTTTATATTAGAAGGTACTAAAGAAAAATTTGAGGAACTTTTAGGTTGTCCAATACTTAATTGGAATCATCCAAATTATGCAAATGGTAAGTTTCAATATTGTACCTCATATGATCATGTTGTGTATCATATTGATACTCAAAACTATGCTGCAATGGTATATCTTACACCAGATGCTCCATTACAAACAGGTACTGCCTCTTACAGAAGTAAGTTAACAGGTGCTACTCGTTTTGATAATGGTGAAACAGGAGAATTATATCAAAAAACATTTAAAGGTGTAAGTAATGAATTAAATTTTTATGATAAAACATCTTGGGAAGAAGTAGATAGAGTAGCAAATGTTTATAATCGTTTAGTTATGTTTGATTCTAAAAGGTTACATTCAGCTACAGAATACTTTGGTGATGCTCTAGAAAATGCTAGATTATTCCACTTATTCTTTTTTGATATTTAATTGATATTTAAAATCTGTTATGACAAATCCAACTATTTGTTTTGCTACTATTTGCAAAAATGAATCTCACATCATTAAAAAAACCTTAGAATCTATATACAAGTATATAAGTTATTGGGTTATATGTGATACTGGCTCTACAGATAATACTAGAGAAATAATTACTGAGTTTTTTAAAGAAAAAAACATACCAGGAGAACTCCACATTGATGAGTTCAAAGATTTTGGTTATAATAAGAGCTTATTAATGAAACGAGCTCAACATAAAGCAGATTACATACTACAAATAGATGCTGATGATCCATTAATTGGTGAGTTTAAATTTACTCAACAAGATATTGGTTATGATGTCTATTTAATCAATGTAAAACGAGGAATAACTAGTTATAAAGCATTAACTTTATTTAATGCTAAACGTTTATGGAAGTTTTGTAGTGTGGCTCACACAGCTATTAAATCTATAGATAGACCTGAATTTACAACAGGGGATTTAACCCATTATGACTTTTATGTCTCATCAGAGGATATAGGAGCTAGAAAAGCAGATCCTGAAAAATATCTTAAAGATGCTAAAAAACTTAAAAAACAGTTTTTTGATACTCTAATTGATGATCCAGATAATTTAAATAATCGCTCTATTTTCTATATAGCTCAAAGCTATATGGATTATGGAATGTTTGAGGAAGCAATTAGATGGTGTAGATTGTATACTAAAATAAGAGGCAATTGGCTTGAAGAACACTTTGAAGCTCAACTAAGAATAGCTAATTGTTATATTAGACTAGATGGTGATTCTAATTTAATAGAACAAGAAATGAAAAAAGCAATTGATATATACCCAGATAGAGCAGAACCATATTTTATTTTAGGTAATTACTTTAATAATAAAAAACAATCAGAAAAAGCATATTATTATCTTAAACAAGCTCAATCTAAAGATGTAGAATTAGCTAAACAAAAATATATACTATTTATAAATGAATTTAACTATGGTAAGTATGTAAATGATGAACTATCAGTAGCTTGTTATTGGACAAATAAATATAAAGAAGGATTAAAATTATTAGAGGAAATTATTGATGATCCTAAGTATAATAGTGATAAAGAACGATTATTAAATAATATTAATTTTTTTAAACAAAAACTTAATGAATGATAAAACTACATTTATTAACTCGTTGTACTAGATTAAGTAATTTAAGAATTATTAGAGACACTGTATTTCCTAGTCCTCTAGATGTAACATGGCATATAATTTTTGACACTAGCATTGTAAAAAGTTTTAATAATGTTTTAATAGATGAGTTAAAACAACTACCAACAAAAATATATTATATAGAAAGTAATGGTACTGATTATTTATATCCTCAATTAAGTGATATTATAAACACTATTGATGAAGGATTTGTAAGTATATTAGATGATGATAACATATTACATTCTGATTTTTATAATAGTATTGAAAAAATAATAAAACAATACCCAGATAAAAAGGCATTTGTTTACAAACAATATATTGGTGGTAAAGATTTCACAGGTTTAAAAGTTAGAGACATAGGTCCTGAGCATATGAAACTACAACATATAGATTCAGCTCAATATATAATTGAGGTTAATTTATATAAAACAAGACAATATGAGGAAGGATATGATGCTGATGGTAGATTTATAGAACCATTTTATAAAGAACATGCTGATAAATTTCATTTTATAGATGAGGTATTATGTTATTATAATCATTTAACATTCTCTAGAAAAGCCAACTTACCAAGAATATTATATATAGGTCCAGGTTTACCAGAGCTTAGATCTAAACAACTTTATAATTATGAAGAAGATAAATTAGATATTTTTTACACTACAAATGATAACAATATTGATTCTATTTTAATAAATTATAATCCAAATGCTATTGTTACTGTAGGTGAAAGTGACTCTGATTTCCCTAACTTATATAGACAACCAGCTGAAGTAAGAAAAAAATGGATTCATGTAAAAGATGTTGATTTAGATTTAGGTACTAAAGCGTATTATTGTGCTATGATTCAAATGTTAGAAGATAATACATCTGAATTAATTTCATTTTTTACCCCAATTTATAAAACTGGAGAAAAATTATATAGAACATATCAATCTTTAGTAGACCAAACTTATATAAATTGGGAATGGGTTTTAATAGATGACTCTACAGATGAATTAACTACAAAAATAGCTGAAGAATTAGCCGCTAAAGATTATAGAATAAAAGTATATAGTTTTAAAGAAAAAAGTAATGGTAATATTGGTGATGTAAAATATAAAGCAGCTATGTTATGTAGAGGTTATTTACTAGCTGAGTTAGATCATGATGATATTTTAACTGAAAGATGTACTGAGTATCTACACATGGCTAGTCAAGCATATCCAGATGCTGGCTTCTTTTTCACAGATTGGGCTGAAGTAAGTGAAACAATGACACCATATACTTATGAAGATGGATTTGGATTAGGATATGGAAAGTATAGAGATGAAAATTATAAAGGACATATAATAAAAGTTTGTGATCAACATAATTTAAATCCAAAAACAATTCGTCATATTGTTGGTACACCAAACCATGTTAGAGCTTGGCGTAAAGATGTTTACTTAAGTTTAGGTGGACATAATAGAAATTTAACAATAGCAGATGATTATGAATTAATGATAAGAACATTTTTAAAAACTAAGTTTTGTAAAATACCAATACTTGGTTATCTTCAATTTATATATCTTCACCAAAATAAAACCGACGAAAATAGTCAGGCTGACTCAAGATCAGATATTCAAAGACGTATTAGAACTATAGCTAATTTCTATAATGAAGCTATTAAAAAAAGATTTGAAGAATTAGGTGTTGAAGACTGGGCTTATTTAACTAATGGATGTGATATACAAGATATACCTAGTAGATATGGTAATCAAGAAAACTATGTAAATTATATATTTAAAATTTAAAACATGTCATTTTTATTTTCAAAAGAACAAAATGATCCTCAAAATTACTATTATTATACAAATGGTTTTAGTGATGAAGAATTAGATAAAGTTTACAAAGATGTAGCTACATTAAACTTTGAACAAGCATCAACTATAGATTCAAAATCAAATGATAAAGAAATTAGATCATCATCTGTTAAATGGATACCAAATAATCAACAATGGAATTGGTTATATTTTAAATTAATGGATATGGCTGTTCAGGCCAACAACTCTTTATGGCATTTTGATTTATACTCAGTACAAGATTTAATTCAGTATACTGAATACTATGCTACAGAAAATGGACATTATACATGGCATCAAGATTTTGGACCAGGTAATCCTTCATTAAGAAAAATATCACTTACTGTTCAATTATCAAGACCTGATGAATATGAAGGTGGTGATTTAGAGTATTGGAAAGGGGGAAATGAAATTATACAAGCACCTAAGAACAAAGGATTAGTATTTATATTTCCTTCATATATGATGCACCGTGTAACACCAGTGACTAAAGGAACACGTCGCTCATTTGTTTTATGGATAGGTGGAGAACATTATAGATAAATTTGGTTGTTTTTTAAATTTTGTATATATTTATATCAAACAAATAAATTATGATAACATTTTTAATTTTAGCTGCTATTGTTTCTGTTGTTGTTGGTTTATGGCTTATTAATAAACAACAAAATAAAGACTTAAAAGAAGTTAATACAGAAATTGATCTATTTATTGATGATTTAGCTCCTGAAGTTACACCAGCACCAATCGCTGAAACTATAGCTAAGAAAAAATCTACTAAGAAAAAACCAGTTGCTACTAAAAAATCAGCTAAAAAAGCAACTAAAAAATAATTATGAGTGTTATTACAAAAAAACTAACCACTGAAGAATTACAGTCTGTTAAAAATATCAGACAAGATTATAGTAATTTAGCTTTAGCTATTGGTGAATTAGAGTTACAAAAATTTAATTTGTTAGAAAATTATCAAAAAGAAATAGCTGAACGTGAAAAACAATTAGCAAAACAGTTACAAGAAAAATATGGTGAAGGTACCATTGATCTTGAGACAGGAGAAGTAAAAGTATAATATGTATTGTTAGGTGTTAGGAGTTAATATAGAAGAAAGCCTCGATAGTAATGTCGGGGCTTCTTCGTTTTATAAATTACTTCATATATTTATCAGTAGACAAAATCTATTTAAAACATGGCGCAAGAAACATTAATTTCTCCAGGTGTATTAACCCGTGAGAATGATTTATCTCAAATAACCCAATTACCAATCACTGTTGGCTTAGCTTTAGTTGGTCCAACTGTTAAAGGTAAACCATACATTCCAACTGTAGTCACTTCATATAGTGATTATATTAATCGATTTGGTGGTTCATTTGTTAGTGGTGGAGCTAATTATGAATTTTTAACTTCAATAGCCGCTTATAATTACTTTCAACAAGGTGGTGAGTCAATTTTGGTAACAAAAGTTGTTAGTGGTTCATTTACTCCATCATCAGCTAGTATTTTCATATCTGGATCAACTTCTACAGCTTCATTTGTTTTAGAAACATTAAATGTTGGTTTATTTACTGACAATAGTGGATCTGTTTTAAGTAATGGTGGTTTAAGTAGTGGATCTTCAGAAAATGTTAGATTTGAAATAACAAATGTTAATCAAACTCAAGGTACATTTACTGTAGTAATTCGTCGTGGTGATGATAATGAACTTAATAAAGTTGTATTAGAAACATTCACTAATGTATCTTTAGATCCAAACCAACCAAACTATATAGCATCAGCAATAGGTGATCAATTAAAAGCATTATCCTATGATTCTGATATGGGTGGATTTTATATTGATATAGATGGTGATTATCCAAATAATAGTCGCTATGTAAGAGTTAAATCTGTAAATTCTCCAACTCCAAATTATTTTGATAATACTGGTAATGTAGCAGTTAATGGTTTACCAGGTGCTTTAATTGGATTAAGCTATTCAGCTTCATTACCATTTGCTGGAACTGGATCTTATGGTGGATCATTTGATGGTGGAGTAGGTGATGATATTCCATTTATTGGAGGTACATTATTTAAAACTATTTCAACTAAAACTCAAGGTATACCAGCCTCCAGCTATTTAACAGCTAGTAATATTTTAGCTAATAAAGATGAATATGATTATGAATTATTAGTAACTCCAGGTTTAATTAAATCTTTACACTCATCAGCTGTAACTAGTTTTATAACTAATGCTGAAAGTAGAGGTGATTATTTTTATATCACTGACTTAAAAGAATATAATAGTACTTTAACAAGTGTTGTAAATTCAGCCGCCACATTAAATACTAACTATGCTGGTGCTTATTGGCCATGGGTTCAAGTAGTGTCTCAAGAAACTGGTAAATTAGTATTTGTTCCTGCTTCAACAATTATGGCTGGTGTTTATGCTTTTAATGATAATGTAAGTGCTGAATGGTTTGCACCTGCTGGTTTAAATAGAGGTGGATTAGGTGGTGTTATTCAAGCTGAAAGAAAGTTATCTCCAACAAATCGTGATAATTTATATGCTGGTAAAGTAAATCCAATTGCTACCTTCCCTAATGTTGGTGTGACTGCATTTGGTCAGAAAACATTACAACAAAAAGCTAGTGCTTTAGATAGAATTAATGTTCGTCGTTTATTAATTGCTCTTAAGAGATTTATTGGTAATGTAGCTAAAACATTAATATTTGAACAAAATACAACTGTGACAAGAAACCGTTTCTTATCTCAAGTTACTCCATACTTAGAAAGTGTACAACAACGTCAAGGTTTATTTGCTTTTAAAGTAGTAATGGATGAAACAAATAACACTCCAGATGTGATTGATCGTAATCAATTAGTAGGACAAATCTTCTTACAACCAACTCGTACAGCTGAATTTATCCTATTAGATTTCAATATCTTACCAACTGGTGTAGAATTTGGTTCATAAGAAACTTAAATTATTAATATTTATATAAAACAACAATACAATGGCAGTATTAGATCCAAATGAAATAATGTTCACCGCATTTGAACCTAAAGTTCAGAATCGCTTTTTAATGTATATTGATGGTGTACCAACTTATTTAGTTAAAAAAGCTTCAACTCCATCATTTAATGCTGGTGAGATTGTGTTAGATCATATCAATGTTTACCGTAAAGTAAAAGGTAAAGTTCGTTGGAATGATATGACAATTGAAATGTATGACCCTGTAACCCCAAGTGGTGCTCAAGCTATAATGGAATGGGCTCGTTTAGCTCATGAATCAGTAACTGGTCGTGATGGTTATTCTGATTTCTATAAGAAAGATTTACGTTTAGACATTTTAGGTCCAGTTGGTGATGTAGTAGGTGAATGGATTATTAAAGGTGCCTATTGTAAAGAAGCTAACTTTGGTGAGTATGATTGGGCTAATGAAACTTATATCAGCATCAGTGTAACTGTAGCTATGGATTATTGCATATTGAACTACTAATTCAGTTCAAAATATTTTAAAGAGCCGTCCATTTGGATGGCTTCTTTTATCTTTGTATATTTATATATATAAAACAATAAAAACGTTATGGAAGAAAAATTTAAGTATCCAACTGAGCAAATTGAATTACCATCTAAAGGTTTACTTTATCCTGAATCATCTCCATTGTCTAAAGGAGTAATTGAAATGAAGTATATGACTGCTAAAGAAGAAGATATTTTAACTAACTCTAACTTTATTAGACAAGGTACAGTTATTGATAAATTATTACAGTCAATGATTATCACACCAATTGATTATAATGATTTATTAAATGGGGATAAAAATGCTATATTAATAGCAGCTCGTATTTTAGGTTATGGTAAAGATTATGAATTTATGTATAATAATCCTAATACAGGTGCTCAAGAAAAAGCAACAATTGATTTAAGTCAGGTTGAATCAAAACCACTAGATGAGTCTTTGTTTACTCGTGGTAAAAATGAATTTGATTTTCAGTTACCGTTTTCTAAAGTAATGGTGACATTTAAGTTATTAACCCATAGTGATGAAAAAAAGATTGATAGAGAAATTGAAGGATTGAAAAAAATTAACCCACAATCAGTAGCCACTATAACAACTCGTTTGAAACATTTAATCACATCTATTAATGGTGACAGAGAAGTAACTACAATACGTAGTTTTGCTGAGAATATGTTAGCTAGAGATGTAAAAGCTTTACGTGATCATATTAATAAAATAACACCAGATGTTGACTTAAAAGTTAATGCTGTTAAAGAAAATGGTGATGTGGTGGAGGGCATCGAATTACCAATTGGTATTAGCTTTTTTTGGCCTGACACCGAGCTATAAAAATATATTATTAGAAGAAATTCACACATTGTGTTATTTTGGCCAAGGTGGATTTACTTATGATGAGGTATATAGTATGCCTATTAGATACAGACATTATCATTTAAAGAAGGTAATTGAGCATTTAGAAAAACAAGCGGAAGTTATGAATAAATCATTCACTAATGATGAAAAATCCAAAACTCCATTAGGTCCTCCATTAAAACCAGATTTTACAACCAAACCAAAAGCGCCCAAAAAATAGGGCGCTTTCATATTTATTCCCGATGTAAACTAGTATAAATGGCTTTAGATCCACAAGCGCAACAAAACGTAAATGACTTTCAGTTATATGTGAAAGATACATTGATGTCCATCAGTGCCAAGTTTTCAGAAACAATGGCTGAAGCTGTTGAAGACGCGTTTGATAATCTTGATAAAAAGGTTATATCATCTGTTGAAAAAGATTTAACTAAAACTTTTAAGAGTTTAGTCAAAGCTTCTGATGATATTTCTCTTAACATGTTTAAATTAAAACAAGGTTTAATTGGATCTAAAGATTTAGCTAAACAACAAGTTGGTATAGAGGAAAAAAGAGCATTATTAGAAGCTAGAATAGCCCATGCTAGAATGATGAGGGCTAAATTTGATGAAAAAGATGTAGCGGCTGCTAGAGAAGCCTTAGACTACCAAGAACAAATATTAGCAGAAGCTATTGCTTATAATGCTACAATTGAAAAAAGACTTGGTATAACAGGTAAATTAGTTGGAGCATTAGGAAAAATACCTGGTATAGGTCAATTCATAAAAGCAGATGAATTAGAAACTAAGTTACGAAGTGCTGCGGCTAATGGCGCTGGTCAGTTTAAAATTATGGGACTGGCGGCTAAAAGTGCTTTTGGTCAGATAACTAAAGGATTAACAGATCCATTATTTTTATTAACAGCTCAAATAGCTCTATTTAAGAAAATTTTTGATCTTAATAAAGACATAAATGAAAGACAAACTGCCCAACAACGAGCTTTAGGAATATCAGCCGATCAATCACAAAGATTAGCTCAAAGTACATTTGAATACGCTAACGCTACTAATGATGTTTTTGTCACTGAAAAACGAATAACAGAAGGTAGAAATAAATTAAATGAATTATTAGGTACTAGTGTAGTATACACTAATCAATCAGTTGAAGGTTTTGAACGTTTAACTCACTATTATGGTGTGAGTGAAGATAGTGCTGCTAAATTAACTGAATTAGCTACTCAACAAGGACAATCAACTAAAGATATTCTTAACTCTACTATTAGAGTAGCTAATGAACAAAAAAGACAGTTTGGTGGCACTATGAGCTACCAAAAAGTATTACAAAAAGTAAGTTCTACTGGTGGTGAAATATTAACCAAATTTAAAGGTAATACTCAGGAATTAGCTAAAGCAGTAATGAACGCTGATAGATTGGGTTTAAATTTAGAACAAGTTAATAAAATAGGTGAATCATTACTTGATTTTGAGTCATCAATTGAAAATGAACTTAAGGCAGAATTATTAACTGGTAAACAAATAAATTTAGAAAGAGCCAGAGCAGCCGCTTTATCAGGTGACTTAGCTAAATTAACAACAGAAATAGCTAACCAAACAGGTGGTATAGCTAATTTTCAAAGAATGAATGTTATACAACAGAAAGCATACGCTGAAGCTTTTGGTATGACAGCTGCTGAGATGGGTGATATGCTTCGTAAAAGAGAATTTGAAAATAAATTAGGAGCAGATGCTAAAAAATCAGCTGAAGAACAACTTAAATTAGCTGAAAAAAGAGGTATTAAAATAGAGGATAGTGTTAGAAAAGAACTTGAAGCTAAATCATTAGCAGATAAACAAAAATATGTTTTTGAAAAATTAGCTGAAGTTTTAGGAAAATTAACATCAGGCCCTATGCAAAAGTTTATGAGCTTACTAAGTAAAGCTTTAGGGTTTGTAGAAAAAATATTTAGTTTTTTCGGAAAAATGACTGGTGGTCCTTTAGGTGATGCTTTAGGAGCCGCTATTATAGGAGCTCCATTATTAATAGGTGGTGTGAGGATGTTAGTAGGATCTTTAAAAACAGCTGTGTTAGGTAAACCATCAGGTAGATTTGGTGATCCAATTCATGTCACTGATGATGGTGGGGCTGGAGGAGGAGGTGGTATCACAGATATGCTTGGTGGTAAGAAAAGTATATTTAGTGGAAGAGGAAAAGGAATGTTAAGGGGAGGATTTGGTAGAGGTAAAAATATGACTTTAGCTAGATCACTTAGAGGAGGAATGAAAGGATTTGGTATAGGAGCAGCCATAGGCATTGGTGCTGATTTAGTGGCTAGCCAAATGGATGAAGGTGCAACTAAAGATACTGTAGAAGGTATTGGTACAACAGCTTCATATGCTGGTACAGGTGCTTTAATAGGTTCAGTTATACCAGGTGTTGGTACAGCTGTAGGAGCTGTTGTAGGTGGTTTAGCAGGAGCTATGACATCATTATTCACAGCTGAAGAAAATAGAATAAAACGACAAGAAGCTAGAGAGAAAACAGAAGAAGATCAAAATAAACGTACAAATGAATTATTAGAGCAATTAGCTATTAGACCAAATGTATTAAATGTTGGTGGTAAAACTATTATGGAATTTAACACAGCAGCTGATCAATATGGTACACGAGGTAGTTCATTTAATTAATCATAACATATTTATAGTAAATATACAATCATGGCATTATTTAGTAAATTAGCAGATAGCACACTTAGCTTAAAAGGACAACCAGGTCCTAACTTTGAAAATGAAGGACAAAAAGTATCTTCAAATATTCAAGCTTTAACTAAAAATAATCAATTAGTATCATCTCAAGATTTAAAATCTGGAAGGATATATGGATCTTCTCCTAATAGAACTAGAATTGCTCCATCTACTTTAGATTTGAGTGGTATCACACCTAAACAATATATTAATATTTTAGGATCATCTAATAATGCTAATACCTCTCAATTTAACTCATCAACAAGTACTGGGCTCACACTTGAAAAAAGATTAGATTTTAGCCAATTAGGTTTACAAGGTAAAATCCAACCATCATTTGAAAATGTAGGACAAATGACTACATCTGATATTCAAGCTAAAACTCAAAATAGTATATTAAACTCATCTCAAGATTTACTAACTGGTAGAAAATATGGTAAAGGTAGATTTACAACTTTTGTACCACCATCAAGATTAGATGCTAGTGGACTACCTGTTGGTAATGTTTATAAAAATAAAGGACCTAAAGAAGGAAGATACTAATGCCATTTATAACATTAGATAATAGTTTTAGCAACCTAGCTCAGTATTATAATAGGCCATTTGCTAATAAACCTGAAATACCTAAAGATTCAAATCAATTTAAATCATTTGATGATGGTCTTATTAGAGGTGGTGTTTTAAATGTTGGGTTAGCATCAATTAAAGATACAGCTCGTATAGGTAATTTTTTAAAATCACCTAAAGGACTTATATGGGTAGCTAAACAAGTTGGTTTACAACGCTCAAATCCTAAATTAGAAACACCTGAAAAATTTATAACATTAAGTAATAATAATACTAGATTATATAATTTAGGTATAAACACATTAGCTCAAGTTCCTTTAAATGCTTTAGGTGGTCATATTATTAGACATGGTATTTTACCTGTTAGTGGTGGAGGTTATTTAAATAATGATTCAAATAATGTTAAAGGATATAGTTATGAAAAAGTAGTTAAAGCAAAAAATTTATCAAGTAAAGTCACAACAAGTTCTATAACAAAAACTAACGATACTCTTTCAAAAGCAACTAACACAGCTTTCTCTCCTTCTCCAATTGGTATAAATAATAGAAATACTGGAAATTTTATCCCATCAAAAGAATCAGGTGAGGTTCTTCAATTTAGTAGTCCTCAAGACGCGGCCGCTGGTAGCGTGTCTAAACTAGCCCAACAGCAAACTCTAGATACTGTTATTATAACTACTTCTTCAAAACCAGCTCAACTAACATATCAAAATTTACCTAATAGATTATTACAACATTTAACTAATATTCAAACTGAAGATAAAAAAATTAAATCATTAATAACTACTCCTATTAAATTATTATCACATAGTGGAGGACCTGATAGTATTTATGGTATAGGTAAAACTATAATTAGTACAAACCCAGAACAACGAACAAATGTCTCTAATTCATCAAATGATCCTAAAAATGAAGTATTAAACAATTTTAAAGTAAAACCATACTCTGAATTAGATAATTTATCTCAAGTACGTAGTTCAACAATTCAAAGACAAAAACAAACATATATTGCTCCTTTTGATCAAGAAAATGTTGAAGATAGAATTGGTGTTTCTAAAGTAGGACAGAATAATATTAATAGAAGTGTAGATGCTATAAATTCTATTAGTATCATGGATGGATCTACTTTTTATAAATATAGTAAATCAGCAACTAATAAAAACTATGGTAATGAATTATATAGTGATATTAACCAATTTGGTAATAGTTCACTTTTTACATATAGTGGAGACACTACAGGAGTAAAAGCAGGAAATTTTGGTAGAGATATAATTAAATTTAGAATTGAGTTTATAAATAATGAAAAAATAAATGAAACTGAAATTTTAGCTTTTAGAGCTTATATTGATGATTTTAATGATGGTATGACAGCTAAATGGAATACCTATAACTATATGGGTCGTGGTGAAGATTTTTATGTGTATAATGGATTCACAAGAGAAATAAGTGTATCATTTACTATGTATGCTCACTCACCTAAAGAAATGAAACCATTGTATCAAAAATTAAATTATTTAATGTCAACATTTGCTCCTGATTATAGTTCAAAACTAAAAATGAGAGGTAATATAGCTAAGTTAACAGTAGGTGATTATTTATATCAACAGCCTGGTATATTCACTGATATTAAACTATCAGGAATATTAGATACACATTGGGAAATAGCATTAAATGATCCAGAAAAGGGATCTGATATGTTCCAATATGAAGTACCTAAACATATTAAAGTATCTTTAACATTTAAACCTATACATAATTTCTTACCACGTAGAGCTTATAGAGATACTTTAGCTAATACACCATTTATTACACCAAATGATAAAGATAATAAATATCTTTCTGGTAATGAAAAAGTAGTTTCACCAAAAACTTTAGAAATTGAAAGTGGTGAAAAAATAGCTTAACTACTTCAAAATATTACTGTTTAATAATAAAAAATATTAAAACTCAATATTTATTATCATGAATAGGTATGATGATAATAATATTATTGAGACTACTCCAACAGTACAATATCCTAAAGTAACTAGATATCGTTCATCAACTCGATATCCTGATATTCCATTATCTGAATTTGATTTATATATTTTAACTATTCGTGGGGATAGATTAGATAATTTAGCTAATCAATTTTATGGTGACCCAACATTATGGTGGGTTCTATCTGTGGCTAATCCTGATTTACCTAATGATTCATTGTATCCAACTCTTGGATATCAATTAAGAATACCATCAAATTTAGAACAAATTTTATTTGATTATCAACAATTAAATAGTTAAAAAGTGTTATGTCAATATTTAAAAGTACTCTTAGTCCAACTACAGCTGCTCAATTAAAAGCTCGTGAGCAAGTAGTGGTAAACAAAACTAGAGATGATTTGTTTTTACGTTTCACCTCTGGCAAAAACTCTTGGGTGAGAATGACCTCATTAGTTAACTCTAATTTTAATTGTAAGAGAGTTAAAGATAAAGATGGTAAGGTTATTTTAGATAATGATAAAAAACCAAAACAAATTTGTGCTTACTATGGTGACCAACTATCTAGAAAATATGTTTTAGAGGGTGGTACTTTATATCAATCAAATGAAAATAGTTTTCTTTTAAGAAGAGGTATAGCTCAACAGGGTGGTGTTTATGGAAGTGATTTAGATAGAGTATCATCAAGTGATAAAGCTAAATCTAGTAGAGATCTTGGTTTAAGACCAATGCCTGGTATTACTAATGTTAGTATTGCTAATAAAAGTGCTTATGGTTCATTAAGAGAAGCTACTATTGAGTATCTTATTTGGGACAGACATCAATTAGAAGAAATGGAGGTTTTATTTATGAGACCTGGCTATTCTGTATTTTTAGAATGGGGATGGTCTCAGTATTTAGATCATGATATTGCTTCTAATATTAATACTGTTCCTGATAATATTACTATTAAAAATTTTGATGCTCTCACTATAAATCCTTTTGCTAATAATCAAACTGAAGATGACTACTATAAAAGTATAGATTCAACAATAGAAAAAACAAAAGGTAATTATGATGCTATGATTGGTTTAATTAAAAACTTTTCATGGCAATTAACAAATGAAGGTGGTTATAGATGTACAACTGTTTTAATATCTAGAGGTGAAGTTTTAGAGACACTAAAAGCTAGTAGTAATCCAAATATTATAATTGATAGTTTTTCATCTCCTTCTCAAATAAATCCAGGAATAGGTAATAATGAACCTGCTCTTGTTTTAAGTTTATTTGAAAAAATATTTTTAACTATTAAAGGTGGGATTAATTTAAGTGAAGTAGCAAAAGAGGATGGTGAAATTTATCAACAACTAACACCACCTCCTCCAACTGGCTCATCAGATTCTTCAGACTCATCTAATCCTCCTCAACAACAATTAACTCAAGAGCAAATAATATCTTTAAAAAAATCTATTGACACAACATCAAAGGAAATTAAAAAAGGATATGATATAATTATAGAAGGATTAACAGATCCTAATATTAAATATAAATGGGACTATAAATCAGGTATAATAGAATCATCTCTTACTTTTCCAAGTGAGTATGAAAACCTGTTAGGATTAGTAAAAGTAACTGAAGCTTCAACTGAAGGTACTGGTATTGAATATATATCATTTATTAATTTTATAGCTATTCTTAATAGATTTTTCATTCCTAGAGATAAAAACCATAAACCAATACTTCAAATAATACTTCCAGTTGAAACTCCTTGTTTAATGAGTGAGGATAGTGTTAGTATAGATCCATTAACATGTTTGATATGTAACAAATCAGCTACTTTTATCACAGATACAGAAAACGTAACTGATTCTGATAATATAGGATTTAATCCTACTTTAATTGGTAGTCTTGGATATAATATAGATAAAGCACATTATACTTATAATGGATTATACAAACTACCAAATTTTAATGGTAATGAAGATAATGAAAAAAATAAAAATATAGGTTTAATAGGTAATATATATATTTCTATAAGTAAAATTATATCTATTTACAGAGGATTAATGAGTGAAAATGGAGTTGATATAACTGAACTTTTAACAACATTACTAAGTGATATATCCTTTGCTTTAGGTGGTATTAATGACTTTAAATTATATACTGATAGAAACATAGTTCAAATTATTGATGCTAAATACTTAGAAGAAGGAGAAACAATAAAAGACAAATACCAGTTTACTTTATTTGGTTTAGATAGCATATGTAGAAATATTCAGTTAAATTCTCGTGTATTTGCTGAACAATCAACCATGATTAGTGTAGCAGCTGGTTCTAGTGAAAATTTTAATAACTTAGGTGATATTTATTCTTCAACTCAACAATACTTTAATAGGGGATTAAGTGATAGAATTATAAAAGATTTAGATATTAAAAATGAAGTCCCAGGTTTATCACCATTAAAAGATAAAGATGGTAATCCTGTTAATCTATATTACTATCATATATACCAAAATTTAGCTTCATTAAGTAATTATTTAAATAGAAAAGTATTAGGTCTATATTCAAAAAAATATATTATTGATAATAATCAGTATATATCTGATATGACAGGAAACGGACTTAGAGAAACTCAAATACCACAAGAAGAAGAAGTTGCAAATGCTAGTAGTTTATTGAAAAGTTTTCATTATCAACTTAATGGTGGAGATATTGATTATAAATCATTAATTCCTTTTGAACTTGAAATAACAATAGATGGTATGGGTGGATTTATTGTTGGACAAATATTTACTATTAACAAAAGATTCCCCTCTATTATACCAAAATCATATTTTAATAATAATTTAGGATTTATTATTCTTGGTATATCACATTCACTTCAAAATAATGATTGGACAACAACATTAAGAACTCAAATCTGCATATTAGATAATCCTGATGATAAAAAATCTGACCATTATCCTCTACCTGTTGATAAAACTAAATTAAAAAGTATAATTAAACAAGTTCGTAAATCAGTTATAACAACATCTTATCTAATATCAGCTATGGCTGATTATATGGTTTATCTAACATTAAAACTAACAGTAGCTGATAATCCAGTTACTCCTGAATATAGATATCCAGCAGCTAAACAGCCTTTTTTAGCAGGAAACACTTTTGTTGATAATCCTAAAACAAATTATAAATATCAATTTGACTATTTAGACTGGGACAAAGGTGGAGGGGTTAATAAACAAGCTTTAGTTTATGGAATTTTATCTGGCATAGCATACAATCCACAATTAACTAAAGATTATTCAAATAATCTTTGGGGTGGTGTGAAAAATTTTAGCGCAACTCAAGAAAATAAGAATAATTATTTATATATGTGGTGGAATGACAATAAAGATAAAGGTTATACATCATTTCCTTCTGGATCATTTAAAGAATTACTTACTACACCAACTATTGATGGAGCTAGTACTATTGATTTTAGTCCATTAGTAAATACTTTTAAACAATATCTATTCCCAAATTATCAAAATTATGACACAGACAAATCTAGATTTACAGATAATCTTAATAATCAACTAAAAGAATCTATATTCTTTTATAAAATTTTAGGTAATGATCCTAAAAAAACATTAGAATCTGAATTTACAGCTAATTATAATTTTGGAGGTGATAGCGACACTGACTCTGCTGTTAATTTAAATGCTTTATTTAATACTTATTATATTAATGTTTATCAAGCTATTAGTAATGGAGATGAATTAGGACAACTTATACGCCCTGATAATATAATTTCATCAGAAACAGATCTTAAAGCAACATCACAATCTAAAGGACGTTATACACTTTATAGAGCAAAGTAATTAAAAATATGTACATACCTTTATCAAATATTGTTGAAACTGGATATACTCAAGGATATAGATTCACTAATAAAATAGGTGAAAACTATATAGGATTTTATTTTAAAGATAATAAAGGTAAATTTTATTCTGGAAAAAGTTACACATCTAATACTATACAATTAATAGATACAATTCCTCCTATTTCTCTTGATTTAAATTCATTAACAAAAAATACTACTTTTAATTTACGTTATACTAAAATATATGATGGTAATTTAGATACACCATTATTAAAAACAGAATATATTGAACCTAGTGAGGATGATTATATTAATGGGGTATTTATTCGTTGTATAGCCCAATTAATACCTAGTATATACCCAGAAAAAAATATAGTTGAAATTACCACATCTACTTTTTATCAAATAAAAGATAATCCTAATATAATTAAATCATATAGATTAGCTACATTTGGTTGGAAATTAAATGGACCTATAGATGATGTTTATAAAAATAATATTAGAGTTAGAGATGGTGCTGTTAGTACTAATTTAAGATCATTAGCTGATGTTGAGAAAAAAATAAAAGGTATTTCTTTATATTTAGATAATCCTTTACAGTTTGTTAATGTTGCTATAAGAGACGATAATAGATTTAATTCATAAAACAGTTTGCCTACCTAAAATTTCTACTATATATTTAACCTAATAATAAAGGTTATGTATTACATAGTAGAGACTAAAGAACAACTAAAATATCTATTTGACAAATCAGAAATAGCCACTTGTTTTGTTAATATCATCACAACAAATGATAATCGCCATCCATCATTAACTAAACCATGTTTAGTATATTATAATGATGGAGAAAAAGGTTATATATTACCTATAAACCATAGTGAAGCATTTAAATTAGATTGGGAAACAGTTAAACAATTTATATGTAGTTTTCAAACTGTATGTGTTTTAGATAAAAAATTTCATTTATATTTTCTACCAGGTGATAATTTAGTTGACTTAAATTTTGACGTATATGTTGATGAGTCAGAATTTGACACTAAAGTACATATTAATTTTAATTGTGAAAAATATTATATAAATGAGCTAAATTCAATTATACCTATCTCAAAACATTATGAAAAATGGGAAAATATATATTATCGATTAACAGATAAAGGTTTATTATCAAAATGGTGTGGTACAAATAAATTTTTAAATGATATATACACTAATGTGTTTTATCAAATAGAAAAAAATGGTATAGGTATTGATCCACATAAGTTTAATAAACATTTTGAAACTACTTGGAAAGATAATTCAATTTACGGGAATACAGTTTTTACACAATATAATTTATACAATACAACTACTCGCCCGTCAAACGCATTTAATGGCGTTAATTTCGCCGCTTTACCTAAGGACAGCGCACGTGAGTCATTTGAACCAAATAATTATATATTTGTTGAATTTGATTATAGTGCTTACCATCCACGCATCATCGCTAAAATGATTGATTATAAATTTGAAGGTGAACCATATGATGAAATACCTAAAGAAATTATGTTTCAAAACTTATATGGTGGTATTAGGGATGAATACGCGTGGTTTCCATTTTTTGCAGTTTTAAAAGAATGGTTAGATAATAAATGGAAAGAATTTAAATCAACCCAACTTAACAGTCTAATGTTACCTTCAGGTATAGCTATACCTCAAACAAAAATAGAAAACCCAACACCAAACAAAATATTAAGCTATCTAATCCAGTCTTATGAAACATATTATAATACACTAACATTACAGCGTGTATTAAAAATGTTATATGGTAGAAAAACTAAAATAGTATTATACACATATGACTCAATACTGCTGGATGTAGCTAAAGAAGATATTAAATTATTATCAAAAATTAAACAAGAACTTGAAGCTGATGGATTCCCAACACGTATGAGTATTGGTGAGAATTATGGTGCTTTAATAAAAAAATAACATATTTATGACATGGAATTTAACAATAGAGGAATTGGCTAATAAGTTATTTGCAACCTTTTCAAAGAAGGAAGACATAGAAAAAACAATTGAGGTTATCACAACCCGCTATTCTATCTTATTCAATAAAATTTTTATTTTAGAGTCTAAGGATAGTGATGAATTTATCTGTACATATAATATTGATCCAGGTAATTTAAGTACAACCACTGTATTACCTAATACTATATTATTACACCGTAAGAAAGAATCAAACACATTATATACTATTAATGCTTTGAACACTTTAATTAAAACATTGAATAATGGTTATGCTGATCCTAATTATAAAGTTGAATGGACTGATTATAAGAACACTATCTTATTAACTAATGGTCCTGATCTTCGTAAATTGGAAACAACCATTTATAAGATTATTAATCTCTAAGTTTGGCCTTTGGCTTAACTTATCTTATATTTAATTCTAAAATAATAAACAGTTATGGATTTATCACAAATTAAAAGTCGTTTACAGACTTTGCAAAACAAAAGTAAAGGCAGTGGTAACAAAGAAGACCGTGCCAAAAATTTCTGGATTCCACCAATTGGAAAATCAGTAATTCGTATTGTTCCATCTAAACTCAACAAGGCAAATCCATTCAAAGAAGTAATGTTTCATTATGGTGTTGGAAATAGAGCCATGTTAGCATTAACTAACTTTGGAGAGAAAGATCCAATTGTTGAATTTGCTCAACAACTTCGTAAAACTAGTGACAAAGAAAATTGGTCATTAGCTAAGAAGATTGAACCTAAAATGAGGGTATTTGTACCTGTTATTGTCCGTGGTGAAGAAGAAAAAGGTGTTCGCATGTGGCAATTTGGTAAAGAAATGTACCTTGAATTATTAGGTATTGCTGAAGATGAGGATATTGGAGATTATACTGATATTCTGGAAGGTAGAGATTTAACAGTTGATACAGTTGGTCCTGAAGTTACAGGTACTAAATTCAACAAATCATCTATTCGTATTAAACCAAAAACTAGTTCATTAACTGATGATAATGAAGTTATTAAGAAATGGATTAGTGAACAGCCTGATGTTTTATCACTCTATAAAAAATATGAGTTTGATGAAATGAAGACTATGTTAGTGGAATGGTTAGAGCCATCTGAGAGTGGTAGTGAAGAAACAACTGAAGAAGTTGTTGAAACACCAGTACAAGAAGCTCCTAAGACTAACTATACTCTTAATACTAAGAAAAAAGGGTTTAATGAAGATGAATTTGATGAACTATTTAACAAGTAATTAATATGGCTAAGTCCACTAAAAGTGTAAATGCAAGTGTATCACAAGCAATTAAAGGTACATTTGATCTTGATAAGTTTAAGAAAACTAAAAAGTTAGATCAATCATCTAACTTTAAAACCCAAAAGTGGATTCCATTTTCACCAACTGTACAAGATGCTTTATCTATACCAGGTGTACCTATGGGGCACATTACTATAGCTAGAGGTGGTTCAGATACAGGTAAAACAACATTAATGATTGAAACAGCAGTGAATGCTCAGAAAATGGGCATTCTACCTGTTTTCATTATTACTGAAATGAAATGGGATTTTGCTCATGCTCAGAAAATGGGATTTCAATGTGAAGCTGAAGCTGATAAAGACACAGGTGAAATAGTAAATTATAAAGGTTTTTTCTTATACATTGATAGGTCAATTCTTAATTCAATTGAAGATGTATCAGCTTTTATGGCTGATATTTTAGATGAGCAAAAGAAAGGTAATTTACCTCATGATTTATTATTTCTATGGGATTCAGTAGGTTCTATACCATGTGACATGAGTATTGAACAAGGTAAAAATAATCCAATGTGGAATGCTGGAGCAATGGCTACACAATTTGGTAATTTTATTAATCAGAAAATTCCATTATCACGTAAAGAATCATATCAATTTACTAATACATTCTTTGTGATTAACAAAACAGGTGTTCAACCAGCTTTAACTCCTATGAGTCAACCTCGTATGACTAATAAAGGTGGTAATACAATGTATTGGGATGCTTCAATTGTAATTACATTTGGTAATGTTACAAATAGTGGTACAAGTAAGATTCATGCTCAACATAAAGGTAAAAAAGTAGAATTTGCTAAACGTACTAAAATCGCTATCGATAAAATACATGCTGATTGTGGAATTGCAACCACATCAACAGTAATTGTTACACCTCATGGATTCATTCCAGATGATAAAGATAATGAGAAAGCTTATAAAGCAGCTCATGCTCATGAATGGTTTGGTGAGGGAGTAAAAATTGATGAGATAAAAGTTACTGAGGATAATAGTGAATGGGAAGAAAGTAGTAAAATATCTCCAATGATTGAAATCGATAATGATGATGAACAAGACGTTTAAAGATATACTATCTAATATTAAGAATACTAAGCAAGAAGCCTTGTATTTAAATAGTAAAGTACTCTTAATAGACTCAATGAATACATTTCTAAGAAGTTTTGCCATGATTAACCATATGAATCCAAGTGGAGCCCACATTGGTGGGCTCACTGGGTTCTTAAAATCAATTGGCTTTGCTATTCGTCATATTAAACCTACTAGAGTTATTTTAATATTTGATGGTAATGGTAGTACTACTAATAAAAAGAATTTATATTCAGAATATAAAGCACATAGAAAACTACAACGTATAACTAATTGGGATGGATTTGATGGTAAAGAAGATGAATCTGCTTCTATTGAGAACCAAATGTTACGTTTAGTAGAGTATTTAAAGTGTCTACCTATTGACTTATTATCTATTGATAAAATAGAAGCTGATGATGTTATAGGTTATATAACAAATAAATTAGATAGTGAAGTATATATAATGTCAGCTGACCAAGATTTTTTACAATTAGTAAATAATAGAGTAACAGTGTATTCACCTATTAAAAAGAAATTTTATACACCTAAATTAGTAAAGGAAGATTATGGTTTATATCCTCAAAACTTTATTAATAAAAAAATATTAATGGGTGATAATTCAGATAATATACCTGGTGTTAAAGGATTAGGACCTAAAAAATTATTTAAATTATTTCCAGAATTAGAAACTAATATAGATATCACTTTAGAAAGTTTATTAGCTAAGTCTGAGGAACTAATTAATGAACATGGCTTATATGGTAATATAGTTAACTTTAAAAAACAGTTACTTATTAATCAGCAACTAATGGATTTGTCCAATCCAGATTTACCAGAAGACAGTTTAGAAGAAATAGAACAAGTATTAACAAATGAACCTAATAGATTAGATAAATTACATTTCATAAAGCTTTATAATGAGGATAGATTAGGTAATTCAATTCCTAATGTAGAGATTTGGCTTAATGAAATTTTTTCTTATCTTCAAGTTTATAAATTAAAATAGTTATGGTTGCTTTTAGCAAATTAAATCAATATGGTTTGAATTTTCAAACCAAGGTAATTAGTTCACTTTTAAAGAATAAAAAATTTCTACTTAACATTCGTGATGTAGCAACACCAGATTATTTTGATAATCAAGCACATCAATGGTTAGTAGAAACAATTATTAAATATTTTGATAAGTATCATGCTACACCTACACTTGATACATTACATATTGAAGTAAAGAAAATTGAAAATGAAGTATTAAAAACATCAGTAGTAGAACAATTAAAAGAAGCTTATAAATCATCTAATGAAGATCAAGAATATGTAGAACAAGAATTTAGTAATTTTTGTAAAAATCAACAGTTAAAAAAAGCATTATTAACATCAGTAGATTTATTACAATCAGGAATGTATGATGATATTAGAGTACTTGTTGATTCAGCTTTAAAAGCTGGTATGGATAAGAATTTAGGTCATGAATATGAAAAAGATGTTGAAGATAGATATCGTGAAGAATACAGAAATCCAGTAGCCACACCTTGGCCTGGTATTAATCAATTACTACAAGGTGGATTAGGTGGAGGTGATTTTGGACTAATATTTGGAGGTCCTGGTGGTGGTAAGAGTTGGTCATTAATTGCTCTAGGAGCAGCAGCTGTACAAGCTGGATTTAATGTTAATCATTACACATTAGAATTAAGTGAAGCTTATATTGGTAAAAGATATGATGCTTGTTTTACTAATATATCTGTGAATAATATTCAAAACCACAGAACAAATGTTGAAAAAACTGTCTCTAATTTACCTGGTAAATTGGTTATTAAAGAATATTCAACAGGTAAAGCGACTATAAGTACTATTGAAGCACATATACAAAAATGTAGAGACTTAGATCAAATGCCTGATTTAGTACTTATTGACTATGTTGATTTATTACGTGCTAATCGCTCAAGTAAAGAACGTAAGGAAGAAATTGATGATGTATATACAGCTACTAAAGGTTTAGCACGTGAATTAAATGTTCCAATTTGGTCAGTGAGTCAGGTTAATAGAGCTGGAGCTAATGATGATATTATTGAAGGTGATAAAGCAGCGGGATCATATAATAAAATGATGATTACTGATTTTGCTATGTCACTATCACGTCGACGTCAAGATAAAGCTAGCGGTACTGGTAGATTTCACATAATGAAAAATAGATATGGTATGGATGGTGTCACTTACTCAGCTGTTATAGACACATCAACAGGCCATATACAAATTGATACTAATGAATTAGATGAAGAAATACTTGAAAGAGAACGTCCAGTTAAATTAAATGAAAATTTTGACTCTGTAGATAGGGATATACTTAAAAAGAAATTTTTTGAACTTAATAATAACAGCTAATTTAATTATATTTATACCTATATGAGTAAAGTTGTATTAGTATCATGTTCTGCAGGTAAAGCCAGTGAAGCAGCACCAGCTGAAGAGTTGTATAATTCTGATTTATTTAAGAAACAACTTGAATATGCTAAAAAACTTACTAATCCAAATGATATATATATTATCTCTGCTAAGTATCATTTAATACCATTACGCTCTAAAATTGAACCATATAATATGACATTGAAAGATATGTCAGCTGATGAGCGTCAAAATTGGTCTGACACTGTATTAGGTCAATTAAAAGAAAAAGGTTATAATCTTGATAAAGATAAGTTTGTTATCTTAGCAGGAAATTCATATCGTCAATATTTAGAACCCCATATGAAGAATGTTGAAGTTCCATTCAATGGTCTTCGTATAGGACAACAAAAGAAAGCGTTGTTACAAAAACTTAAAGAAACTATCATTAAGTTAACAACATCAATAATTAAGGAAGTAAAAAAACTCTATAAAAATGGAATACTCTAAAGCCAAAATTGAAGAATTAATGGATCAATATCTTCAAGATAATGAAGATTTTGGTGATTATAATGAATCAGAATTAATTAGTGAAGTTTTTATTGGCTTTAAACCATTGTTATTAGAGGGAACTAGCGACAGGATTTCAGAATCACTTCTTCAAGAACATGCTTTATCACTTAAAGGTGTGCCTAAAGATATTTTTGAAGATTTTGTTTTATATCTCCAGATGACTGAATTAGACAGTCGCTTACTTTAAATTTAGAAACATAAAAAAAGAAAGGCTGTTGAGAAATGGCATGACATTGTACACTTAACTATTAAATAATATATCAAAATGGACGTAACACAAGAAATTCTATCTGACATTACCACGTACATGAAGTACGCCAAATTCAGATCTGAATTAAACAGAAGAGAAACATGGGATGAATTAGTAGACAGAAATAAAGAAATGCATATTAAAAAATTTCCAAAATTAAAAAATGAAATTAAAGAAGCTTATAAATTTGTTTATGATAAAAAAGTACTTCCGTCGATGCGCTCTATGCAATTTGCAGGTAAGCCCGTTGACATTAATAATGCTCGTATATTTAATTGCTCTTATTTGCCTATTGATGATGTAGCTTCATTTAGTGAAATAATGTTTCTTCTTCTCTCTGGTTGTGGTGTTGGTTACTCTGTTCAAACACATCATATTGAGGAATTACCTGAGATAAGAAAACCACTTAAATCAAAGCGTTATTTAGTAGGTGATAGTATTGAGGGATGGGCAGATGCTGTTAAAGTATTAG